GTATTCAAGCGCGGGGCCTGTCCCCCGTCGCCGCGACGTTGTGTCCGCAGGCATATTTTCGGCACATGGACGCAGCACGGCGCTTTTTATATCTGACTATTTTGACGCCATTAGCGACGATGACGACGAAGAGTTCATTTTCCTGATCGCGGGATAAGACGCGCGGAGTAACGCTATGCAACATTCGGCCTTTGGCCTTCGCGAAATCAAGTTTGCGGGGGACGGCGAAGCCATGTCCTTCACCGGCTACGGGGCGGTGTTTGGCAACATTGATTCTTACGGCGACGTGATCCAGCCGGGGGCGTTTGCCGACACGCTCGCCGCTTCCAAGCAAAGCAACCAGTGGCCCGCAATGCTGTTGCAGCACGGCGGGTTTATGGGCGCTGCCGACGACATGACGCCCATCGGCATCTGGACGGAAATGGCCGAAGACGGCCACGGCCTGAAGATCACCGGCAAGCTGGCCGACACGGAGCGGGGCCGCGAGGCTTACACGCTGCTGAAGATGACGCCGCGCCCGGCGATCACCGGCCTGTCTATCGGGTTTATCCCCAAGGAATGGACGATGCGGAGCAAGCCGGAAGAGCCCCGGCGCACGCTGAAGAAAATCGACCTTCTGGAAGTGTCTCTTGTGACATTCCCCGCTAACGACAAGGCGCGGGTTGAAGCGGTCAAGAGCAACAGCCGGTTCAAGACCATTCGAGAATTTGAGTCCTTCCTTCGGGATGAAGGGGGATTTTCAAACGCCGCTGCCCGCGCAATCGCGGACGGCGGATTCAAAGCCGCACCGGAACCTCGGGACGAGGACGAGTTGGCGCAACTGGCTGCACGGCTTTCCGCCGTAGCGGCGCGTGTCAAAACCTCAACCTGAAAGGACCACTCCCATGAGTGATCTCGCAGAAATCAAGCGTCTCGTCGAAAACATCGACAAGGCGGTGGCAGACGAACGTGTGGCAGTCAATCAGAAGTTCGACGAACTGAAGCGGGGCTCGGTCGATCCGCTGACCCTCGAAAAGATCAACAAGTCCGCCGAAGCCGCGACCGCTGCCATTGAGGCCGCGAACGCTGCGACGAAGGAAGCCAAGGCCGCGAAGGAAGCGACCGACGCCATGGAGGCCAAGTTGGGCCGCCCCGGCTTCGGCCAGAAGGCCGACGACCGCGAGATGAAGGCGGTTGGCGAGTTCCAGGGCGTCCTTGATGCCGCGTTTGCCGAGAAGGGCAAGCAGGCTCCCAAGGTCGAAGTGGACGCCTATCGCACCTATCGCAAGGCGTTCGAGACGTTCGTTCGCCGTGGCCACGAAGGACTTTCCTCGGAAGAGTCCATCGCGCTCAAGGCCATGTCGGTCGGCGTCGGCCCGGATGGCGGCTATCTGGTACACCCGGATATGTCCGGCCAGATCGCGACCGTCCTGCGTGACAGTTCTCCGGTTCGCGCGATTGCCTCTGTGCAGTCGATCAGCACGGCGAGCCTGAAGGGCCTGCGCGATATCGAGCGCACCAACGCCTCATGGGTTGGTGAAACCGAGTCGCGCTCGGCCACCACCACGGCGCAGTTGGGCGAATGGGAAATCCCGGTTCGGGAAATGTATTCGTTCCCGCAGGCCACCCAGGACCTGATCGACGACGCCGCTGTGGACGTGGAAGCCTGGATGGCTGGCAAGATCGCTGAGGACTTCGCGCTTACGGAGTCCACTGCGTTCGTGTCCGGCAACACGCCGAAGCGTCCCCGTGGTTTCACGACCTATCCCACGGCTGCAACTGCCGACGCTTCGCGCGGCTGGGGCACCATGGAACACGTCGCGACGGGCACCAACGGTTCGTTCGGCACGTCTTCGGTCGGCGCGGAAAAGCTGATCCAGACCATGTTCAAGCTTCGCACGGGCTACCGTCCGGGCGCGGTGTGGGCCATGAGCAAGACGACGCTTGCGGGCGTCCGCCAACTCAAGGATGCAGCTGGCGGCTTCATCTGGCTCCCGAACCTGGCCAACAACGGCGCGGCTGAAGTGAACCCGTATTCGGGCTCGCTCTTCGGCCACCCGGTTGTCGAGATGGAAGATATGGACCCGTTTACCACGACCGATGCTTTGGCCGTGGCGTTCGGCAACTTCCGTCGCGGCTACCAGGTGGTGGACCGCATCGGCATCCGCGTGACGCGCGACAACCTGACGAACAAGCCCTATGTGGGCCTGTACGCCACGAAGCGTGTCGGCGGCGATGTCATTCACTTCGAGGCGATCAAGTTCCTGAAGTTCGGCTCGTAACCGCAGGACGGGGCGGGCTTCGGCTCGCCCCACTCGCTTCATCTCTTCTGAAGGGACAATCCCATGGCAAAATTCGATCTCAAAAGCGTGGTTGACGCGGTGGACACGTTCATCCCCGCTGACCGCACTGCTTCGGGCACCGGCTCTGCCGTTGACCTGCGCGGTTATGAAAGCGCGGCGGCCTATGTCTCGGTCGGCGCAAAGGCGGGCGGCACCATCACGCCGTCGCTCGAAGACTCGGTGGACGGCACGACCTACGCAGCGGTGGTTGCGGCCAGCCTAGATGGCACGTTTGCTGCCATCACGACTGGCACGTCTACCCAGCGCGTCGGCTACATCGGGGACAACCGCTACGTTCGCGGCGTGTTCACGCAGGCGGGCGGCACGATGCACGCCAACTTCGTGATCCTGCGCGGCCACCCGGCCCGCACGCCGCTCTCGTAACGCCAAACCTGTGACGGGGGTGGGGCAACTCACCCCCGACCTTTTTGCATGACAAAGCCGACAGGCTGGTGGCTGGGGCTCCGCTATATGAGCCGCCAGCAAGTGGTGACACCCACTGAGCCGCACCCCGAGTTTCCCGCGAGTATGCGGCCCGTGCAGACGGTGTTCGCAGACGCCACGGTGCTGAAGGCGGGGGCGCAGTGGAAAGAGATTTTGCAGGGCTGGCGCGACCAGTGCCAAACCCTCATCTGCTGGATACCTGACGTTCGGTATCACGAATCGACGGGCGCGCGGGTCACGCGCGAAGACGTTTTGGAGGCCCTCAAAGCTCCCGGCTGGCGTTGCGTAGAGGATGCACTGATTGAGGGCCACGCCTTCATCGTCATTCACCGCGACCTTGGCGCGTGGCATTACGTGCCGTGGGGGCAGGGTGAGGCGAAGCGGTGCCTGGTGTTCCGGTCTGGCGCGTTCGGGGATGCCATCATGGCGTCGTCCGTGCTGCCGGGCCTTAAAGAACAGGGCTACAAGATCAGCTTTTATTCGCATGATCGCGGCGCGGAAATCATGCGCTTCGATCCGCACATTGACGAGGTTGTGGCGCTTGGCGACAAGCAGGTAGCCGACGACGAAATGAACACCTACTGGAAAGCAATTTCCAGCCGCTTCGATCACGTCATCAACCTGACCAACGCGGTCGAGGGGCGCACCCTCCCGCAAGCATGGCACAATGAATATTGGTGGCCGGACGATCAGCGGCGACGGTCGTTTGGTGGTTCGTATCTCGCGGATCATCACTTGCTGGCAGGCGTGCCCGGCCCATACCGGGTGAAGTTCTACCCTTCACCGGATGACGCGGGATGGGCAAAAGATACAGCGGATCGCCTTGGCCCGTTCGTCATGGTCGTTTTGCGGGGCTCCGCTTACTACAAGTGGCACCCGCACATGCACAAGGTAGTGACGCAGCTACTGGCGCACACGTCCTTTCGGATTGTGCTGGCGGGCGGCCCGGATGCGCGCGACCTGGAAGCGGTTATTCTGGATACCGTGATTGAATATCACGGCACGAAAGAGCGGGTTGATTCGGTGGTGGGCGACAAAACCATGTCGCAGGTCATGGCGCTGGCGCAGAAAGCGGCCCTCGTCATTGGCCCCGAGACGGGCATCTTGAACGCCGTAAGCATGGAAGACGTGCCGAAGGTTTGCCTGCTGAGTCATTCGGCCCCGTCAAACCTGACGGATGATTGGAAAAACGCGGTTGCGCTGATTCCACAGGTGCCCTGTCACCCGTGCCACCGGCTGCACCACAAGGAAGCCGGGACGTGCCCGATTGACAAGGAAACCGGCGCGGCGGCCTGTGCGGCTGCTGTTCCACCGGCAGATTACATTCAGGCGATTCTTGCGATCCTGGAACATGCGAATCAAAGTCTTGCGGCCTGACCCGGCACTAGCCGAGGACGGGCTATCGGTTGGCGACGAAGCGGATATGGCCCCAATGCGGGCGCTGCCGCTAATTGCTACCGGGGTTGTCGATCTTGCGGACGAGCCGAAAGAAACACGGATCGTCCGGGGTTATGAGCGGAAGGGGACGGCATGACCTACAAGCAATTGTCGGCGGCTGGGACCACCCCTGTCACGCGGGATGAAGTGAAGACGTGGCTGAAGATCGACGGCACGGCGGAAGACGCCTTGCTCGACGGGATCAATGTCGCGGCGACGAAGTGGGCCGAGCAGTTTCTTGGCCGGACCCTTCTGCAAGGGACGTGGGAATACACCGCGTCGAGTTTCCCGCAGTCAAGCAACGGCTGGATTGAGTTGCTTCACGGGCCGGTGCAGTCGGTTGATTCCGTGACCTACCGCACGTTGGGCGGCGGGACGGGAACATGGGCCGGGACCAGCTATCAGGTTGACACCAACAAGGAGCCCGCGCGCCTGCGCCCGGTTCCGAGCGGCCTGTGGCCTGACGAGGATGACGACTATTTCAACGCAGTCACGGTGCGCTACACGGTCGGCTACGGCACGGCGCAGAGCACGGTTCCTGACGGCATCAAGATAGGCATCAAAGAGGCAGCGGCGGCGATGAATGAGCATCGCGGCGAGGACGTGCATCCGAAGTTTGCCGAGGTGCTGCTTTATCCCTTCCGCATCACGACGTTCCGCTAATGCGCGTTCCGGGTCTGGGCAAAATGCGGGAGCGGGTCACGCTTCAGCAGGAAAATAACACGTCAGACGGTGGCGGCGGATCGACGCTTGCGTGGTCAGACGTTGCCACGGTCTGGGCAAAGATTGAGCCGTTAACGGGGCGGGAGCAGATTGAGGCGGACAAGCTGCAAGGCATCGTCAACACGCGAATCACGATCCGTTACCGCTCAGACGTGGTTCCGGGTATGAGGCTGGTCTGGAACAGCATCAATTTCAACATTCGCGCGGTTATCTGCGAGGAAGAGCGCGACCGATTCCTGCAATTGACCTGCGAACGGGGCGTGGCAACGTGAAGGCCAAGGCCACAATCCGTGGCGGCCAGAACCTTACGCGCATTCTCAAAACGCTGCCCGATGAATTGCAAAAGCCTGTACGGGACACAATTCGGCAAGAGGCAGAGGGCGTTCTGAACGCGGCCAAGGCTGCGGTCCCGGTGGATACCGGCGCGCTGCGGGATTCAATCCGGCTGCGGGTAACAAACAAGGGCCTGCGGGCTCGGGTTGGCATCTTCCGCATTAGCAAGGCAAAGCGGCTCAAGGGCGCTGCGGACACATTTTATGCGGCCTTTGTCGAGTTGGGCACGCAGTACCGCAAGGCGACCCCGTTCCTGTTTCCGGCATTCCGGGCGCGAAAGACGGCAGGGCGCGCAGCGAATACGTCTGCGGCAAAAACAGTGTTGCAGAAAC